ACGGTAATGTATCACAATATAAATCGCCAAAATTTAAAGAATATGGTAAGAATGATATGGTCAAAAGTAAAGCATACATAAATGCACCCGGGATTGCGGGGGAATATGATAAACGAAATATAGCAACAGTAAATAGAGGAACTATTGCAACACCTGCTGTCGGACCTGCCAACAATCTAAATTCAGGCAATACACCAAATAAAATGAAAAGTAATTTTAGTGAAAGTCGTAAGGAAAATTATAAATATGATAATCCACGAAATATTGCGCCAACCACTAAAGGTCAAGGACATAACAATAATTCATTTATTCAGGATCCAACAAAACGTAATGAACATGAAAAAAATAATTATGCCGGTAATATATCAAGTGTAAGAGAACAAATAACAGCCGTTAATTGGGATGATTTACCAGATGCAACCAAACGGACACTTATTGAAAATATGACGAATTCTGGTAATATTACAGGTCAAACAGTTAATAATGCATTTAATTATAATGATGTTCAAGATCCAACAAAAAGAAATCTCATAGAAAAAAACAAACAGTCTGGTAATATTACAGGACAAACGAACAGCAATGCATTTAATTATAATGATGTTCAAGACCCAACGAAAAGAAATCTTACAGAAAAAAACAAACAGTCTGGTAATATTACAGGACAAACAATTAATAACGCATTTAATTATAATGATGTTCAGGATCCGACAAAAAGAAATCTCACAGAAAAAAACAAACAGTCTGGTAATATTACAGGACAAACAGTTAATAATGCATTCAACTATAATGATGTTCATGACCCAACAAAAAGAAATCTTACAGAGAGAACCAAACAGACTGGTAATATTACAGGACAAACAATTAATAATGCATTTAATTATAATGATATTCACGATCCGACAAAGAGAAATCTTACAGAAAGAAATATACAAAATGGTAATATTGCAGGACAAACAATTAATAACGCATTTAATTATAATGATACACCCGATGCAACTATTCGTAATATGACAGAAAATAATAAATATAACGGCAATATAAATAGCACAACACAAAGCAACGCATTTAATTATAATGACACGCCCGATGCAACTATACGCAATCTAACGGAAAATAATAAATATAACGGCAATATAAATAGCACAACACAAAGTAATGCATTTAATTATAATGATACACCTGATGCAACTATTCGCAATATCACGGAAAATAATAAATATAACGGCAACATAAATAGCACAACACAAAGCAATGCATTTAATTATAATGATACGCCGGATGCAACTATTCGCAATCTAACAGAAAATAATAAATATAACGGCAATATAAATGGCACAACACAAAGCAATGCATTTAATTATAATGATACACCTGATGCAACTATTCGCAATCTCACGGAAAATAATAAATATGGAGGGAATGTAAAAAATACTACACAAAGTAATGCATTTAATTATAATAACACACCAGACCCAACGAAAAGAAATTTAATTGAAAAGAAAACATATAACGGGAACGTTGTAAATAAAAATAAACAAATAACAGCAATTAATTGGGATGATATACCAGACACAACAAAAAGAAATTTACACGAACAAAATAAACGAGCCGGACATGTTAAAAGTATGCGGCAAGAATATAAGACAGTAAATTGGAATGACGTACCAGACCCAACAAAAAGAAACATAAGTGAAAAAACAGAACGAACCGGACATATTCACAGTGCAAGAAGTGAATATACTGCTATTGATTGGAATGATGTTCCTGATGTAACAAAACGACAACAGACACAAGGAAGTATAATAGGAGGGGCAAACAATCCAAATGAACAAGGACAGCGGAAGAACTATGCAAATATGCAATTAAACACAAAAGATAAATTAGAGATAAATAGTGCGCCAACACAGGTAAAACAAAATAAAGGTTGGACAACTGATTATACAACATTTAGATTGAAAAATTCTCTCGATATTGACTGGGACCCGACGCCAGATCGTAATATGATATATTCTAATAATATAAAAGCAAAAGCTATAAACATTACATCTGGTCGAACAATTAAAAATAATCGTATTACGTCTTATATGGATGAAAATTTGAAAGGCAATTTATTAGTTATATAACTTGTATATATTTATTTATCACATCCCATGCAATATTATCATTTTTCACTATTCGTGTGTAATTTTCAAGAAGATATTTATAAATGAAATGATACATTTCATTTATTCGTTTAAATCCTTGTTTTCCTAAAATTATTATGATTGACCCTTGCTCAAATATTAACATTGTTATTTTTCCATTTTTTACATTAGATTTTGTTTCAGTATCATAGAATTTTATATTTACTGCTGCATGACTGTTTGAATCATATGTTGCATTATACCCTTCATCCCACAATATTGTTTGTAATTTAATTCTATCAATTTTGAAGGGAACTGAAAATATACAATTTACCATATCTGCTTTGACATCATATATGTTTTCTAATTGTAAAATATCTGGATTGTCTGCAAATAATATTTGTTTTATTGTTTTATTTTCAATAATATATTTAGTTTGTCTAAATTCTATACATAACTTATATACAGCTTCTAATAAATTATCAATTGTTACACAACCTGTAAAATGTACCGAACCATTACTAAATATTTTAATACTGACTGGATTTTTTTTATTCGATACATTTATATTTACTGTGACCTGATTTAAGAACATATCATTATGGGTATATTTTGTGTCATCTAATTGTTTATTGTCTATTGTATGAATAAATTTCTGCGTCCTTCTGTATTTTTTTTCTGATATTTTTATTATACTTACAATTCCATTTTCATGTTTATTTATATAATTATATATATTTAATGGATGAAATTTTGTATTGAATTTTCCTTCAAATGTCATTGTAGCAATTTTTACTTTTCCAATATATTCATCTTGCAAATTTAATTGTTGTTTCAAATTATTTTTTATTTTTATATACTCTTCTGAATTAAAGTCAATCATATCATATTTGATTTGCTTTATTACAAATGCCATTTTATTATACATATATTTATAAATTAAATAAGATTCAATTTTTATATAATATAATGCGTAAGGTTTTATCTTTTGATGTTGGAATTGTTCATCTTGCTTTTTGTATCTTGGAAATAGATGACGAAAAGCAAACATTTAATATTATTAAATGGGATATTATAAATCTTGCCAATAATAGAAAATTATGTGAATATACAGGGAATAAAAAATGTATGAGTATTGCAAAAACTTTCACAAATATAAATGGCAAAAAATATTATTGCAAAGCACATATAAAAAAATCCTATGACGACATAAATATTATCAAACAAGAAACTAAAATATTGCCAATAACGGACACAAAAAAATGTTTATATTGTAAATATAATAGTAATCTTTATATTAATGACATATATTTTTGTTCAACGCATCAAAAAAAAGCATTAACTTTGACAAATCTTAAATGTATGTCTAATAAATGTATAAATGTAATTACCAATAAAATTGATGATAATTGTGGATGGTGTGATGAACATTTTGAAACTGATTATCATACGTATTTAGCAAAACAAACAAAAAAAATGGCACAAAATAGTAATAAAATTTCATTAACTTTTTTATGTTCATCTATGTATTCGCAATTAGATGCTATACCAGAATTATTACAAGTTGATGAAATTCTTATTGAAAATCAACCAACATTACTAAATCCAACCATGAAGACAGTTTCTGCAATGTTATTTTCATATTTTATGTTAAGAGGAATACACGATAAAACAAAAACAAATTCTATAATTAAAACTGTCAATTTTTGTTCTCCCTCAAATAAAATAAAAGTTGGCGGTGATGAAGCCACAAAACAAATTAAAAATACAAATAAAGTTTATAGTGTTACAAAAAAATTAAGTAAAGTTTTTTGTAAAAGTCTTATAAACGAACAATGGTTAAAAATACTTACATCGCATAAAAAACAAGATGATTTAGCAGATGCATTTTTGCAAGCATTTATTATGAATTTTCCCGTTATTCCCGAACATTATGCAAATAAAATAAAAAATTTATTCATTGAAACTGTCTAATGAAATTATCTTGGGCATATTTACACGCATATCCTCTGTAATAACACAAAAACCATTTCTAAATTCTTCTATACTTATTTGCCCTCCTTTAGTATTTACAATTTCACGTTCCCCTGCTAATTTTATTTGAGTATCATTATTTGTAATTTTTATACGGAAACTATTTGTCAATGCGTGTCGTGTTCTACATTTAAAATCATTTAACATTTTTGCATTATATTTGAGAGAACAATTGAAACTGCAAAAATTACCGAATACATAATATACATCATTTCGCAAATAATTTACTATGTATGCTGGTAAATTATTAAAATAATCATCACACCACCAACATTTAAAATTATTGTTTTTGGGTTCAAAATTTGTGTTAATTTGATGTCCATAGTTATATGTATTTACATTTTTGTTTGATTTATTTTTTAGAGCGGTTATTATTCTATCTTTGGTTTTTATTTCTTCAGTTAATTTTTTTATAATTGATTGATAATGTGAGGCAGGTTCTGTTTCGGACACTGTGTTTATTTCTACATCTTTATCATCTACATCGTCATTTGCTGTAAAACAATTATCCGCATCTGTATCACTATCACTTAATGCGAAATAAACTACTATATTTTCATCTTTGATTACTTTTGGTATTTCTACTTTATCTATAATTTTACGCGGCCTCCCCCGTCTTTTTTTATAATTATTTAACATTAGATTAATAGATTTAGTATTTATTTAAGTTCGTAAAACGTCATAAAATATCTTATATTATCTTATAAGATGGCTTTAAATATATCAGTTGATACATTATTTCCAGATGCAAAAATGTCAAATGCAAATGGAAAAATAGATATAAATACATTGTTTGGCAAAACAGATGAAACGGATATTTCATTTAATGTGGATAAATTAATAGAAAGAATAAAAAAACGAAGAGAAACAAAATTAAATTGTTATATGAAAATGTTAAAATATTGTCATACTCGTATAATAGATGCTGATAATTTTCAAGAAACAGATATAATATTTACTACTATAGATGTGATGCCAAATTGTAAAGAATTTATTCCACGTGAATGTATTGAATATATATCCGATAAATTACGAAATGAACATTTCGATACGCTTATTATTTCTGATACATCTCTGTTTATAACGTGGAATAATATAGAATTAAATAAACAATCATAAATTTATGACAAAATCTATTAACATTATAATTAAAAAACTAATCAAACAAATAATTAATATTTCTTTTACTTCTGTTATATTTGTTTCATTTATTGATTTTGGTACTTTATATTGAATTTTCTTGTTTGGTTTATACGTTTCAATGTGAATGTCTGGACTATTTGTTTCAATACTGCTAATATCAGTATATTTTGTTTTTTCACTCGATATATCAGTATTTATTTTTTGTGTTTCTGATGATATATCCAACGATTCCGATGTATTCACGTATTTTCCTTGTGTATCATACTCACCACATTCATATTTATTATTTTTATTATTTTTATTATTTTTATTATTTTTATTACGTGCCATTTTTTCGAGTTCATCGTTAGTTATTTCACAATATATATCCATATAATATTATTATATAAAAACTTATAAATATATTATGCGTGTTATTATATAAAAATCTTTACAATAAGGAATTTATATGTATGCAAAAAACTTGGAAGCAACAACAACCGATATGATGGTGAATATGTTGGGGAATACTGATAAATTGGTTTCATCCAGTAGAAGAGTTTTTTATGATGGAAATATAAAACAAGATGAACTTGATGTTAATCCTGATGAATTTATTAAGGAAACTAAGCCAGACATAAACCAAAGACCAGAACCTATAAATCCTGTAAATCCTATACAAGAACCATATATAAATCAAAATGAAGACCGACAACATAGCGCGACGGAAACAATTGAACCGAGTAAAAAACTAAATAAAAAAGAATTAATGTTGCAAAAATTAAATATGTTGCGCAAATTAGGTGAATTAAAACAGTATGGTGTTCAATTAACTCAAAATTACAATTTAAATTCTGATTATGAAATGATGGAATATGAATATAATTTACATCATGATATAAGGTCAAAACAAAATTCGGTTCAATGGATGAGTCATATGATGATTGGATTTATAAAAGGAACTGAGATGGTTAATGACTCGTACAATCCATTTGATATTAAATTTGAAGGTAGATTGAGTGACAAAATTAGTTCCGATATGCAATCATATTATGCTGTATTAGGAGATATATATGAGAAGTATAATAGACCAGGGAAACAATGGGCACCGGAAATGAGATTATTATTTATGATTTGTGGGGCCGCTTTAGGAACTCAAATGAATAGGGTAATGCCTGGATTGGGAGGACTTGAAAATATGGTTAAATCGCCTAATACAATTGATGAATTACGAAAAAAAGCGGCAGAAGATACAAAAAGTATTGGAAAATCTTTTGTAAAACAACAACACGACGCTGCAACACAAAAAGCAATGGATTTAAAAATGATACAAGACAAAGAATTAGAAATGAAGAGATTATCTAAAATTATAGATGCATCACCGGATGAAATTAAAAACATACAAGAAAAACTTATATTAAGTACGGAAATGCCACCTTCCAAACCAAAAACAAAAATAAATGAACCACAATTAAATGTATTGAGAAATGCTGCAAAAACACAATCAACTATATTTAGAAATGATAATAAAGTAAATCTAACGCAACAAAATAAACAACTTGATGATATGTTGGCATCACTTGATAAAAAAGACGATACAGTAAGTTCAATATCAGTATCTTCGAAGAAATCAACAATATCTATAAACAAAAATATTAGTTCTATTATGAAAAAAACAAAACCAAAAGTAAATGAAATTGTATTGGATAAGGAAATACAAGATTTATTAAATAATACTGAATTTAATAAAGATGAAATAACAATTGGAAGCAAATCAAAGAATTCAAATAATTATGCTGATTTGGGAATATCTATTGGGTCTGTTGTGAAAGGTAATAAAATTAAAATTTCAACTGGTTAATTCTTTATAAGTCGTAAGTAATTCACTGTTTATTTGGTTATTGCTGTATTTGTCAGAACCAACTATAAAACCTAATTGTTTTGATATTCCGTATTTATCATCCATTACAGTTCCATAATCAGACAATTCCAAATTTTCAAATAAATTATTTTGTTCTTTTCGTTCATTCATAATTTTTGTCAATTCATTTTCTATATCCATTGGTTCATCTTGTATATTAATATTATCAATTTTATGTTCCATATCAACAGTTTCATATTGTGAAATATCATTAGATAAAAATGATAAATCACAATCATTTGCGGCCAGAATATCATCTGTTTTTTTTTCTATTTTATCGAACAAATTATTGAACTGTTTATTATTATTTAATTTATATGGATTTTCGTATTCATTTTCTTCCGTATCTCGAAATAATACCATATCTTCTATTTTTCTGTCTATATCTTCGGGAGTTATTTTTTGTAAATTTATAAAATTATTAAACGAATCTTTATGTGAAACGAAATTATTTGTTTCAATATTCTTTTGGACATCATATGCTTTTCGTTCTATTGGATTATTAAGAACATCGCCTGCAAAACGAATTAATTTATATTTCGCTATATTTTCTTTAGTTTGTTCAACTTTGTCCGGATGATATTTTTTTAATTTTGCGTGATAAGCTTGTTTAATTTGTGCTTGTGTTGCAGTTGAGTCAGTTCCAATAATTTTATAATAATCAAAATTGAGCATATTATAATACTATTATAATAAATATTTTGGTTGGCAAACACATATATATTTTATTTTATATATATATATGTCAATTGATAAATTTTCCGCATTATTATTATTGCACGCATTGGGAGATACAATAGGATTTAAAAATGGGGATTGGGAATTTAATTATTATGATAAATCAACAACATTGGATTATGTAAATGAACTCATTTATGAATTTATTTCATTGGGTGGTATTAACGGAATTGATTTACAAAAATGGAAAGTGTCAGACGATACATTTTTTCATATATCGATTTGCAAGTCTTTATTGCATTATGAGAAAAAAAATGGAATAGACAAAGAATTAATTAATCATACAAAAAAATATTTGTCAAATGAAGCAGACCGTATGGCATCAGAATTAACAGGTACGTTTGTTGATGATACGGGCGCTCTAATATCAATAAACAGATATGTTGGAATTACAACATCAAATAATATTAGTAATTTTACCAATGAAATCGATGCCAGAACACAACCATATGACGAACATGCAGGAGGGAATGGAGCCGCAATGAGAACATTAATCATTGGGGCATGTTTTAGAGGTAATGACAATCGAACACATTTGATACAATATAGTATTATTAGTTCGATGCTGACACATAACAATGCGTCCGGATATTTAGCGGGATTTAATGCAGCATTATTTACGGCACTCGCATTTGAAAATATTCCAATTGCAAAATGGCCGTATATATTATTAAAATATTTGAAATCAGATGAATTGAAATCATATTTAACATTAGATAATATAGACAAGGTATATGATCATAATATGTATATACGATACTGGCAGAAATATGTTGATACAAAATTTGATAAACATGGAAAGCCACACGACATAAAAACAAATCATAATCCAATGCATAGAATTAGATATTTTCATGATAATTTTCATAAAGATACAATTTCTAAACAAATTGGCGGGAGTGGTTTTTTATGTATGATTATGGCATATGATGCATTATTGAATTGTAATGGTCATTGGGAAAAATTAGTTGTTTATGCAATGCTACATAGTGGCGACTCTGATACAATTGGTTCAATTAGTGGCGGTCTATACGGGGCCGTATACGGTTTTGGTGATGTCCCTCAAAATATGTTAAAATATATTGAACGTAAAAAAGAACTTGAAACGCTTGCCGAAAAATTACATAATATGTATTCACAATAATTTATTTGCTGCTTCAATAATTTTATCTGCTGTATGTGGTCCATGATATTCAATTTCTTTGTCATCTTTGGTGAATAATATTACAGGGAACGCATTATATTTTTCCGCGTCACTGTCTCTACCATATAAAAAATCTTTAATTTCTACTTGTGGATCTGTTTTATATGCATCGACGATTTGCATATAATGCGTTTTTCCTTTGTCTGCATTATACATCAAATTATAACAATGCTTGCAATTGGGCATATGATATATGTGTATTTTTAATTTATATGTTTGCACTGTATTTTTTATAATATATAGAATATATAGAATAACTATACAACATACTATAAACAATAATTTTTTCATATATAATATAGTATTTTAAATATTTTTTATATTATAATATATATATATAGATGAGCACAGGAACCCCACTAAACAGTCCTGACTCTTTACGTCTCTTGTTTGGTACTTATGACGCAAACAGCACCGACGCACAAAAAGCACATGAACCCCCCTATGCACTTATGAACATGTTGCTATGTAATGGTGAGTGTTCCAAAGAAGCCAAAGAGAAAGCCAAACTAATTCTAAAAGTTAAATATTGGAACGAATCAGACAAACTAAAGGGTCGTAAGGTCCCTAATGATAAAACAACATCAGATTCATGCGGAGGATACGAAAATGCCGAACCAGACGACGTTCATCCCTGTGTTACAGATTTTGTAATTAGTCTTGCGGCATGGTTGAGAGAAATTGATTGCCCAACTGGTAGCAGTGTAATAAATATGGAACAATATAATAGTTTTCTTGTGGAGTTGAAGAGAAAAACTGACAAAGACCTCGTGGATATGCTTAGCACCACTCCCCCCCGACGTCAGCAACATTCGACCGCCCCGGGCTCCGCGGGACACCACGCTTCGCGGAGCCCGGGCGGTCGAATATTGCCGACGTTTGAACGCCCGGGCTCCGCAAGACTCCACACTCCGCGGAGCATGCATAGCATCCCTAGCACTGGGTCGCGTAGTGTGGAGAGAGATAAAATATCAAGTCCCACCTCTACAGATGGGTTCGGCTTGACAGAAAGAGTGGGCAATGAAAGTGGTGGTCAAAGTGGTGGTGCTACTGACATTACCGGCATACTTGCCGACCAACAGGTACGACACTATATTACCCAAAAGTGTTTTTCATACAGTCCAGAACTGAGAGGAAAATGTATTAGAGATGAACTAAAAAAAAAATTCCGAGCCAGCGCCGGCACTACCTATACCACCTTAGACATCTCACCTTCCGCATTAGTCCTCGTACAAAATTTGCACCGTGTTTCATCAGAATTTGAAGAATTAAAAGACATGTTTATGGTGTTAAAACAAGACAGCATGGATTCTGATAGTCTCAAGTATGGTACTACCGCGTGGGGGCGCGCAACACTTGATGAAATTTCTACAATTACTCCTACAAACGCGGCACAATATAGAGTTAATGTTGTCAAAGACTCGGGTGTCCCAGTTATTGCAAAATGCTTGAAGGGTATTGTCGATGAGGGTGTAAATGTATTTTTTACGGATGCTAAGGGAAAAGTGCGCGTTGTTTGCGGATGTTCGAGTGATATGTTATATAATTTATTCATGGCTGTATATAATGGTCAGTATAACGAAGCCAAACAATGCAATATTCATTCTAGAACCTATTATGTGACGGATGATAAATCCGCTAAAGATGTTATTGTATTGTGCAATCAGGATGATTATAAAGACAACGTAAAAACAGCCATCCGAGATGTTAAACCAGGAAAATCTGTTAATGAATTAACGGTCGATATGAAAGTATTATTCGTTTTATTTCACAATGTTGAAATAAATCATGAAACTCGTAAGTCGCAACAGTTAGGAACTTTAAATTGCAGTGATTTATTCAATTATCAAGCATACTTTACAGATGTGATGGCAAATGCAAATGCAAAAAATAAAGAAGTTAAAAAACAGTTCGATAGAGAGGATTGTAAAAATTTATTTGAAGATGATTTACGGCCACTACAATTTGACTCGAAAAAAGACGCATACTACTTCGTGGGTTCAACGGGTGCCCCCCAATATATAGGCAAAGACAATTGTTTCGGATTCAAAATTGACCAAAAAAATTGTGACGGATTTATTAATTGTTTTCTTACCGGGGATAATGAGAGGATGAGTGCGTGTTTAAAATCTCTTTTGGATCAAGATGCATTTGCCGCTGGATTTTATGACCTGAGCCATGTTATGAGCCCTATGGCTCATCAATTTTTTAACAAATTGGCAATACAGTTAGAAGCAATGCCAAACGCTCATGGCTATGTTCAGCCTGTAACCTACGAGCAATGGTTACGTTCTTCCATAGATTCTAAGACTGCATATGTATCTGGAATTAAAAATTCACTTAGCTATGACGCAACATTTAAGCCGCTCGTAAACTATATTAAAGGAGCTATTTCGAGTTGCAGGACAAACCCTAGTATCCTAAATGCACGACAACAAAGTCCAGCATCCCGTCCAAAACAATATGTTGTTCATCCAATGCATCTCAACGGTAATCATTCAACTTTTGCAACACAGCCTGTATTTGCAGCTATGGCAGACGGATGGTTTAATCCCGTTGGTGCCGGGAATGGGCAGAGAGGCGGTGCTTCAAGTTGTGATAATTGTGCGGCATCGTTGTATAACGAAGTTAGGGGGGCTATTGAAGGTTTAAAAGCAAAAGGCGTTGTATTCGAGGACGATGACAAAAGAGCAATTGAAGCCGGATATAGACAGACACTAAAATTTATGGAACAGGCTGAAAAACTTAAAAATGTTATGATTTCTGCTATTAATCTTGCCAATCAACATGGAATTCAGTGCAAGGAAACTAAGACATTATCTAAATCCGTGGGTGTAGGCAAACCATTATCCGCTTTTAAACAAGAATTAGAATCCACAATTCATGACTGCAAAGAATATGGTGCTCGTGCAGGTAATCTTGCACAAAGTTGTCACGCACATTTACTTGCGACTTTAAGGAATAAAGATATGATGGGGTCTTTCTGAAACTAAATAACATATATTTGTAATAAATTAAGAAAATAATATATTATTTTCTTTCAACTCAAATTTATGTGCATCTTCATATTCATTTTAATTTTACTAATTATTAATTATAATGACTGGGGGAATATTACAATTAGTTGCATATGGAAAACAAGATATATATTTAACACATAATCCACAAATAACATTTTTTAAAATAATATACAGAAGATATTCAAATTTTTCACGTGAAGATATTAATCAAAATTTTAGTCACGAACCAAATTTTGGCAAACGTGCTTCATGTGTGATAAGTCGTGATACGGGTGATTTAATCGACAAGATGGCATTGAAAGTTGTATTACCGCAAATACCTGTTTTATCATATAGTGGAATGCCCATAAAATTTGCTTGGGTTAAAAATATCGGTTTTGCAATGATAAAATACATAGAAATTGAAATAAATGGTATAGTGATTGATAAACATTATAGTGATTGGATGTATATATGGAGCCAATTGACAACGAGAAATGATAATGGATTAAATAAATTGATTGGCAATGTTCCTGAATTATATAATTTTTCGAATTACAAAGATGAATATACATTATATATTCCACTGTATTTTTGGTTTTGTAGGTCCCCGGGATTGGCAATTCCCTTAATTAGTCTTAAATTTTCCGATATAAAAATAAATATTGAGTTTTATGAATTTGAAAAATGTTGTATTATTAATCCAACATATTATATAACTTGTTCCAATGATATTGTTAATTTTCAAGAAAATGAACATATATATCAACAAAATATACATTGTATTTTTTCACATTATGATATTATAACAAAACGTTTATATTATACGCCATTAAATGAAGTATTCATAAGTTGTTCAATACACGAAAGACCACATATAAAGTATTTAATAAAAAATGCATTTGGATTTACCGCATCCCCTGAAGTAGATGCATTATCAACTATTGTTCATCATAAATCACTAAAAAATTTAAAATTAAAAGATGCATCCATGTTAGTTGGATATGTATATATTGATAATGACGAAAGACACAAATATGCACGTGCCAAACACGATTATTTAATTGAACAATTATATTACACCCCAAATATTAAAATAACAAATACACACGCAAAAGTATTATTGAATATCGAGCATCCTTGCAAAATGATTGTATGGATGGGACAAAAAAATAATGTTTTTGATAGATTTGATTATACAGATATGTACGGCAATCCATTAATAACAGATTGTTCAATATTATTAAATTCACAAAATAGAGTTTCTACAAGACCATATCAATATTTCAATAATATTCAATCAATACAACATACAAATAATATATTGCCTGTTGGTTGTTGTATGTATTCTTTTGCATTATCGCCGTGTGATACTCAACCATCAGGAACAACCAATATGAGTCAAATAGAAATGATTGAAATGCATTTGAAAACAATTACACACAATATAAATTTTAAATCATATGCATTATGTTATAATATTTTACGAATTGACAATGGGTTATGTGGTAAATTATTTATTAATTAAATATATAATGTTATTTCTGTAATATATGACAGGAGGTTTATTAACAATGTTGTCAAATACAAGTTCAGATTTATATCTAACCGGAATGCCTCAAATTACATTTTACAAAATGGTATATAGACGATACACACATTTTGCATCGGAGTCTGTATATTGTAATTTTAATGACAATATAGATTTTAATAAAGAAATAGAAATTGTCCCACAACGTGTAGGTGATTTATTATATAAAACATATTTACATATTGTGTTGCCAGAAATAGTAATAACAAAACAAGATGTCGGAATTAATGTGACTAATATTGGATACAATATTGATATAGAAAAATATATGAAACTTTTGACAAGTTTATATAGAATTGTGTATAATTCATTAAATATATATAACTTACCATATGCATCTGTATTAAATGAATGTATTGATTACTATGATAATAATGACGGGGAAACATTATTAACTGAATACGACAATTTATTATTAGAACATAAGTTTGACAGGTCATCAAATGTATGGTATGTTTTACAAAATATAAATATTAGCAATTTGGAAACAGCTGCACAACAAATGATAAGTCAAACATTTATAATTGGTTCAGAACAATATAATAATGAAATACAACGATTATTAAAAATGCTTGTATTTAATGAATTAACAAAAAGTATCGAAAAATGTAAAGAAGTGCAAAAATATTTTAATACTAAATATATCGAATATGTAAATAGAACAAATAATATAAGATGTGCATGGGTGAAAAATTTAGGTCATTCGATAATTGAATATATTGATGTCGTTATTGGTGGTAATCGTATTGATAGACATTATGGCATATGGATTAATATATGGTACCAACTAACATATAAACAAGAACAAGTAAATGCATATAATGAAATAATAGGCAATGTGCCACAATTAACAGAATTTAATGATAATATGAAGCCCAAATATGATTTATATATACCATTATCATTTTGGTTTAATAAATTTAATGGTAATGCATTTCCAATTATTGCATTACAGCATACGGACTTGCATATGTTTATAAAATTGCGCAAATTTGAAGAAGTGTTTTATACCGAAAAAATTTATTCCGGGATGCTTAATATGTCAAATGTAATTATAACTGCTAATATGACAAATAATAGTATAACTAATATAACGGAAATAAAAGATATTAATTTATCAAGTTTATGGTATTCTAAAGGGAAACAATTATATGGCCATCTCTTAATTGACTATATTTATCTGAGTTCCGAAGAACGAAAAAGATATGCACAATCTGGACACGAATATTTAATTGAGAATATACAAACAAATAGATTTGATGTAAATAATAATATATTTGATGCCCGATTAGATTTTGTTAATCCATCTAAAGAACTTATATGGGTTCTCACGCGTGATTGTCTGACAAATAATGAAAATAGTTATACCGAATGTAGATGGTACGATCACACGTTAGACACTAAAGGCAATCCAATATTAAATGCATCTATTACATTTAATACTTATACACGCGTTTCAACACAACCAGGGATATACTTTAATAAATATCAACCATATACATTTCATAAGGTTTCTCCAGATGATGGAATAAATATTTATAGTTTTAGCCTTGAACCATTACAGCATCAACCAACTGGGACGTGTAATTTTTCGCGTTTAAATGACGTGAAATTAATATTGAACATAGACAAAAAATATTTTCGTTATACTGAACAGCAATTATATAAATATGATGAAAATATAGATTTCGAAATTATCATAGACAGTCAAGAATTAATTGATAAGATTGATATTGATTATGCAAGAGAAATTATGGACCAAACAACAATAGATACGTATGAATATTTATCAAATAATAATAATAATATTTTATTGAGTGTTTATAAAAAACTAATACTAAAAACAAAAGTTGAATGTATTGTGTTTAGCGTGTCAATAAATATATTAAGATTGATTGGTGGTTATGGGGCATTGGCATATACCGGGAATAGTTAATTATAAAAAAATGAATATATATAATTATTATGATATATTTCATAATTACACAGCTGCAAAGCAAAACCATGGAAGCGGTCCAACCTATACGAGTTTCACTTGCCAACCCATATTATGGTGACCCAGAGTATGTAGCATATATACACGAAATACATAGATGTGGCGAATGCAGAGACACCCACTTGCCCGGTACGGAATGTGCGCCACTAACTCGAACGGCCAAGCAAGCTCGTTCCTCACGTCCACCAAAGCCGGCACAAAGGCAGGCTCCCAAAAGCACTTACTGAATGCTGGTTCTATGCATCCGGTTATTGTCGTGAAGGGGATGATTGCCCCTTTTTACATCCTTGTTTAACACAACAGATGACAACTGCTGAATGCAAGCGTTCTTGATTAGCTAAATGGCCGACCGCTAATTCTTTTATTTATAATTTTTTATTAAACTTATAACTATATATTACATATAATAATTATAATGACAGGCGGTATAATACAATTAGTTGCGGTTGGTGCATTAGATTTATATTTAACAGGAAATCCACAAATAACTTGGTTTAAATCAATATATAGGAGACATACTGAATTTGGATTTTGTGATATGAATATAAAAATACCAGACATACAGTTTGGGACAACACATTTTATTAATATTCCTCGTGATGCGGATTTATTGAATAAATTAACTCTTGTTGTGGATTTACCGTCGCCCACAATGTATATTAAGAAGCGCAATAATAATAGTAATAATAGAAATATATATACAAATAAAGCACAAATAATTGATGAACTTGATGATTATATTATCATAACGCCAGAAAAAACAAAAGAAATAATTACAACTAAAAAAATTATATTGACTGCAAATGACTATGTAAAAATAAAATTTAATAATTATGCTAAATTCAATAAAGATGATATAAAATCTAATTTTTGTTTAGTTGTGAAAGCAAATAATATAAATAAAATATTTGCAAATAATTATGAGAATGTATATATTGCACATAGTATGCCTATATATAATCCATATAAGACATTTGCAAATATATTTAATTATACATATACATCGCAAAAAATATCAAAAATATCGAAAATATCAAAACTATATGATGCATCACAGATATATGAAATAATACAAAATAATATTTATGATGCAATATATGTGAAGGGGAATACAGATATTATGAATGAAGTTAAATTTTATAATGATTACTCGTTAATTAATCACAAGATGACCAATAAACAATATAATCCGAAAATACAAGATTATTTTGGTTCGTTAGTTCCATATAATAATACAATATCATATAATGCAATGATGGATTATATTAATGCAAATTATCATATGAATATATTGAGTGTTAATATTAATACTATTACACACAATATATTAGAACATATTGTTAATACTGTAAAAACGACAATAAGCGAAGAACAAAATATATATTATGAAAATATGATACAAAGAAATAAAAAATTTAAATTTTTATTTAACGATAGAATATGCAATAAATATGATTTTGCTGAAAATATTCTCAAGCAGTATGTATCAAATATTAATAATATTGCATTATCAACATACACAACAGATGAAATTAAAATTATATTCGATGCATTAGGAATTTCAAATGTTAGTTATGACAAAAAATATTTTATTGATTATATTTCATCAAGTATATTTAATAAATTATATACTGTATCTGATATTCTATATAATTGTGATTGCCCATATTTTTTAAAAAATAATGATGTAGGAAATTATAATTGTATAAATATTGCATTATATTTGGAGCAAATCAAAAACGAATATATGCAAAATGAATATTCATATCACTCGATAATAAAAGCATACAATATGAAAAAAAATATGAAATATCTTTTACAGGAATATAAGAAATATACAGACAAAATATTAAATATATTAATAAATTCGACTATATATGCAGAGTTGCGTAATGGGGTTGATATGAATATAAGAAAATTATCTCAACTTGATTTTATAGACACGAATAATGACAATTTTATAAATGCTATACAAAATACAATAAATACTAAAAATATGTATGTTTTCACTAATATTGATACAAGAAAGTATATGCCACAAGATTTACAAGATATATGTTATAAATATAATGATTTTAAAACATATGATGACATTGAAAATTTAGTAATGTTTGATAAAGTATGTTCGGACAAGAATTTAAGTTTTGATATACACGAAACAAAAGATGAAATAGAATTATATAATCTAATAGTTAATACAACGAAACAAAAACAAGTTATATCGAGAGAGCAACCAAAACATGCATGGGTAAGAAACTTAGGATATAACCTGATAGATGAAATAAGTTTGATTATAGATGGGAAACAAATAGACACACAGAATGGGGAACTTATGTTATTACAACATAAATTATTTGATACATATGAACATAAAAGGGGGATTGACATTATGATGGGAAATATACCTGAACTATATACATTATCAGAATATATACCACCAGCACAATTATATATTAAATTTAATTTATTTTTTTGTAAAGATTATGGAAATTCTTTGCCATTAGTTAATATGGCTTATTCGAGTATTCAAATAAAAATATCACTAACGCCAATAGATAAATTATTATATGTTGATGATACGGGATATATTATGGAACCAAAAATAAAATGTTCGTTATTGGGAACATACATATATGTTTCGAGTAAAGAAAGATTTAAATTATCAAATAATTATCAGACATTAATAGAATGTTATAGTCGTTCGAATACAATTGTAAATCCTGATAATTTAAATTTAAGATTTGAATTGAACCATCCTTGCAAATATTTATTATGGAAACTTGAATTATTAGATAATAAAATATTACAAATAGCAGATAAAATTATGATTGAATTTAATAGTCAAACCAGAGAAGATTGGCAAGAAGCAAAATATTATCAACTTGTTCAATCATATAACAGAAATATAAACCCATTAGATATTAATGAGGGTATATACATAATGTGTCTGAGACCAGAACAATTGCAACCATCTGGTTCAACAAATTTATCGTGTATCAAGAACATAAATTTTAATATTAAAATTAATAGTAATATTACAGGGAAAATTAAATTTACATTATGGGCGTGCACATATAATATTTTTGCTGTGTCGAATGGTTTATCCGGATTATTATTTATATAATGTATATATATAATATAATGTCATTTGATCATACATTGAAAATTATAATTGTGGGCGACTCATCTGTTGGAAAGTCAAATATAATGAATATGTTTGTTAATCGTGTTTTTCAGGATGTAAATGAATCGACCGTAGGTGTAGAGTTTGCATCAAAAATTATTAGTGTAGATAATATTAAATATAGAATACGCATATGGGATACGGCAGGACAAGAAGCATTCCGATCAATTACATCTGCATATTATAGAGGTTCTGATGGTTGTTTGATAGTATATAGCATTACTGATAGAAAATCATTTGACTCTGTTTATTCGTGGATATTGGATATTAGGTCAAAAAGTAATCCAGATATTCCAATCATACTTGTTGCAAATAAAATGGATAGTGATAATAGACAAGTAAGTTCTGAAGAAGGACAACAACTCGCAGATAATTATGGATTATTATTTTTTGAAACAAGTGCCAAAACTGCATATAATATAAATAATGTATTCACAAGTATTATTAAAGAAGTAAATGTTAAATATGAAGAACCAAGTATAAATATAAATTCCCAACCACAAACGGGTTCGTTTTGGTCATATTGTTAGATATATATGACTATACATAACTCATACATACTCATACATACTCATACATAACTATGAAAATAAAAATTGATTTTTTATATCTAAACCCAAGAATTATAATAATATATAATATATAATGCAAGCGACCCAGATAATGTCATATATTACTCAGGAACAACAAAAAACCATATCGGATATGTTCGACAAGACCGATAAGACGAGAGAATTTGAATTTATATTTTTCAGTGGGAAAGGTCATCAATTAAGCAAGGAAAAGTATGTAATGTTATTAAAATATATGAAAGCTATGGCCAAAGTAAAAAAACTTAAATTATTACCACCAGAAAAAACATTGGTATTTGGATACAATGTTTCATCGATTGATGAAAAAAATAACGAGCATGAAGTTATTAGAACAAGTGTATCTGGTAATAACATTACAAAGGTATGTAATCGTTTATTAGATATTCAAAACAAGAATTATATAATTTATAAATTTTTATTGTATGAGCTAAATAAACAAAATAAAATGTATGAATTTATGAAAAAAACACATTCTGTAAATGACACCATCGAAATTAATGATTTAAATATTAAGGTTAGAAGTTCAACGGAAACAAATATAACAAAAGATACAATGCATAATAGTTTAGGAGAATTATTAAACGGAAAATTAAATATTAAACAAAAGACACTCATTGACGAGAAAATATTTTTTCGTTTGAAAGAAAGAACGTCATTATTAATAGAGGACAATGATGATTATTTTATTCGTATTGATATTACGGACACGAAAACAACAAGAAATTTACAAAAAATTATGAATAATACAATTACTTCCAATTATGAACTTGAAATTGAGTATGGGATTAAATCAAATAAAGTATTTAGTAATAAAGAAAAACAAGAATGTTTAAAAAAAATATATGATATTGCCGAGAATTTGTTAAAATTTATTCAACAATCGTCATTTATTATTGGAAATACGACAACAAATAATATAATTGAATATTATAAGGAAATTAGTGATATTACAACGGATATTCGGTCCATAGTTGCACGACAGCCTATATCATTAGAAATACAACATTTAACAGAAATATTGCCAAATAGATATGCGGTGACGGATAAAGCAGACGGTGATAGATTTCTAATGATAATATATAAATTGGGAGTATATTTGATTAATACAAATTTAATTGTGCGTGATACGGGAATTATATTAGACAAATCATTTGAACATTATAATGGGTCTTTATTTGATGGCGAGTATATTTATATTCAATCAGAACGAAGACATATATATTTAATTTTTGACTGTATGCGAAATGGTCTAACTGATATTAGACCCACATCATCTCTAATGCAACGCATACAAATAGCTGATAATATTATCAAAGATTGTTTCATTTTCAAGGGACAAACGGGAATGAAATATACACAAATGCCAACACAAGCAACATTTGATATTGATAATGCGTGGAAACATTATGACAAGGAATTAACAAAATATTATGATGTATTGAATACAGATATGAAGTTTGTAAAAGAATATCCATTGATAAGACGAAAATATTTTGTGCCTGTATTTGGTGCGGCAAGATGGGAAATATCAAAATATTCTGTTTTATTGTGGGAGAAATATACTATTGATGCGAAAACAAAATTTCCATATCATTTGGATGGTTTGATTTATCAACCATTAGAACAAGCATATATAACAAATGTTGCAGACTCGAAATATCCAGATTACAAATGGAAACCACCTGTAAAAAATTCTATTGACTTTTATATAGAATTCACAAAAGACCCATATACCGGACAAATATATGATGTTTTTGATAATTCAAATATTAAGAATGATGAAGAAGAAGTTATATCAAAAAATAAAACATATAGAATTTGCACATTATATGCAGGAAATATGCGTGAAGGAAAAGAAATTCCAGAACCATTTGTATTAAATAATGGCACATCTGATGCGTATTTATTCCATAATAACGGTGAAGTTCGAGATATGAATGGAGATGTAATTACAGATAAAACTGTTGTTGAGTTTTATTATATTAATGATGCAACAATACCACCACAACAACGATGGGTTCCATTAAAGACACGATATGATAAAACAGAATCCGTCGAACGATACGGAAGAAAATATGGAAACTATATGACAATTGCTGAAAAAGTATGGCGTTCAATAACCAATCCAATATTAATGGATGATTTTATTGAGTTGGCAAAGGGAAATACAACAACAAGAGCACATTATGATATTAAGGTAAAAGAATTAAACTCTAAAATATCACAACAACTTATCATATCTGCAAATAGAGAAAATAAATATTTCCAAAAAGTGTCAAACCTTGCGAAGGCTATGAGGTTTTTTCATAATTTTGTAAAGTCTAACTTGATTTACACATATTGTAATAAACTATATCAATCAAATACACAACAGTCTGTATTAGATATTGCATTTGGTAGGGGTGCTGATATTAGTAAATATTATTATACAAATGTTGCATTTTTAGTTGCAATTGATATTGATGCAGATGCTTTCAAAAGTCCCGTAGACGGTGCGATTAGCAGATATAATAAATTAAAGAAATCTAAACCAGATTTTCCAAAAATGTATTTCATTCAAGCAAATGCAGGGGCATTATTTACATATGACGCTCAATTAAATGCATTAAGTGGAATGGATGAAACAAATAAAAGAATGCTTAGACAGTTCTTTCCTGATGACGGCCACATATCATTATTTGATAGAATAAGTTGTCAATTTGCAATGCATTATTTTTTGAAAGATAAAATAAGCTGGGATAATTTCAAAGCAAATTTGAAAAAACATTTGCGTAATGGTGGATACTTCTTTGCGACTGCCTTCGATGCCCAAGAAGTATTAAAAGTTATGAAAGATAAAGATACATATACTGAATATTATGATGAGAATGGTCAGAAGAAAAAGTTTTTTGAGATTGTTAAACAGTATGATAATTCAAATAAACAACTTGGCGTTGGTCAAGGAATAGATGTATATATGTCGTGGCTCTTCGATGAGGGAACATATAGAACGGAATATTTAGTTGATTTCGAATTTATTAAGAGTGAATTTGACAAAGATGTTGATCTTGAATTAATAGATAGTGATTTATTTGCAAATCAATTAACAATACATGAAAAATTTTTGACAGATGCGGCAAGGTATGAATCCGTGTATGCAACAAATTCAACATTGTCGAAATTTGCAGAATATTATGATAATACTGATATGAATATAAAATGTAAGGGATATACAAATTTGAATAGATATTTTGTCTTTAGAAAAAGAATGCATAATACAAAACAAGTTGGTGGTAATAATTACGATTTTTCAGATATTACCAAATATAAAATACCATCGATGAGTAATTATGATAATGAATATTCATTTTTGAGTTCAATACATAAAATATTGGTGTCTCATTCTTTGTTCCCCAAATCTGTTGGTTTAGAAGAATTTGCAAATGATATGGAAACAAAATTATTAGTAGATAATGACATAGATAAGAAATATATCAAAAAATTATCGAAAAAAATTATAATCAATCACGAAATTGATGATAAAATAAAAAACATTTTGAATGGTATTAACATATTTATTGTTGAAAGAGATTGCAATAATTTTTATGATATTGAACAATCAAGTATTGATAAAAAAAATTCTATAGTTATTATGAGAGAAGGGGGCTTATATAGACCAATAATGAAAATCGATGATATAGGTGTTCGTGGATTATTTAAAAACTCGGATGATGTTATTCAATATCTAATTGAGAACGGGTCGATATTATAATTTTTTTGATTTTTTCCCTCTTGATTTATTTTTGGGCGTTTTGCTTCGTGTTTTACTTTGTGTTTTACTTTGTGTTTTACTTTGTGTTTTACTTTGTGTTTTACTTCTTGCTAATGTTTTTTTATATAACATTTTGTCATAACCAATTAATTTTTTTGTAAAATTTGTTAAATCTGCCAATTGATTATTATTTGTTTTTTCCATAAGTTTTGCAATTTTTTGTTTAGAATTTACTAATGTGTCCGTCATAAATAGATTTATCCAATGTTGAGCAAGTGTTATTTGACGTGATTTATAATTTCCATATAATTCGCCGTGAAAGTTTGAACCATTCAAAAATTCAATAATTTTATTTATAATTTTGAATTGACTATTCGATAATGCAGTATTAATTGTAATAATATTTAATACTAAGCTATTTGGAACTTTAATATTGGTAAATATATCGTGTAAAAATATTCTTGCACTTGATGTATGTTTATTAATTGTATCCAATATAACTAATAAATTTTTGACATCTGTGTTATTGGAATATTTAAAATTCAAACATACAATATATCTTTCTGAATTGGACTCACGACTGGTTAATGGTTTATTTATATGCACGTTCTCATAAAAATATTTTAGTATTAATATAAATTTCATACTCAATTCCGTAAATGTCTCAAACATTTTTAAAACAAATGAACCGCCTTTTTTTTGAATATTTAATGCTGCGACTATTTGTCCAAATATCAATACAGCCGATTCTTGTTCTTGTATATTCTCATTATTCCAATCAAACCCGCCGTCAGCAGTAATAAAATTAACTTTTTCACCTACAAAATCAGTAAAATTTCTTATAGTGTTATTTTGTGTAATATCCCCATTGTCCTTTTTCCCGTCATTCGTTTTATACGTTTTATGAACGAATAAATTATCTTTATAATATTTAATAAATTCTTCTTCAACGCTTAATTTTTCACTATGTAATGTGACACCATAATATTTGTCATTTTTGGAATGTTTAGAAAACATTTCTCTAAAATATATAGTTGCTTGAATAAATGATCCGGGCCCTTCTGCTAAATGGGCAGATTTAAATGATTTATTATCAACATCTATTAAATCATAATAGAATAATAGTTCCCATAATTTATAAAATGCTCTCGACAAAATACGTGGTTTATTTTTAAAATAATCATTTGATACATTACCGATACTTTTATCATAATCGTCTATATATCGTTCATAGCCATTTACAACCTGATAAATCTTTTTTTTATTCTTGAATGTACTAAATATTTCTGTTTTATTTTTCGTTGCGTGTATCCAATGATTAAACCCCATAGAAAATTTAGGATAATTAATATCTGTATGCAAAGTGCAAGATGTATCATTGATAAAATCCGGCATTTCTTTCTCATCTAATACTATTTCGTGGCATATGGGAAATAAATTATTGTCTAATTCATATTCACTACTATTATTAACATTATTTCTCTCATATTTTTTATTTATTCTTGGCACCCCACCATACATCGGTTCGTTTAAGGTTGCATATTCATCAAAATTATCACTAAATGAAACGTGGTTGGCCATATGTTCTATAATATATATATATATCTTTATTATTTAATATTCATTTTTTATTCATAATATTCTGATAGTAATTTACATTCGATGTCTGTATAATTACACATTCTTGTATATAACATTTCAATTCCAAATAGTTTGAATTTTAGTTGTTCTCTATATAAATATATATCTTTTAGATAATTATAATCTAATGATTTTAATGTATGATATATATTTTCATTCGTAATAGATATTTTTTCATCTGTTTCATTCAATTTTTGGATTATATAACTTGCGTGAAGTTTATATAATACGTGTTTATATGCATATGGTAAAATATTATATATAGCTTCATTATTTTTATTTCGTGTTAGATGATAAATATCTAAAATTTCACGGCTTATGGTTTGCAATGATATTTTTATTCGTTTGATAATTTCTTTTGCATCATCCCCATTAATATATTGTAATAAATAATTTAATTTATTTTGTTGATATAATTTTATGTGTATATGATGTTTTGTTTTATCTTGTTTATTTACTTGTTGAATAATATTTATTAATGATTTATACAAATTTGTATCATATTTAATATATATGTTATTATATACTAATATATATCCTCTATGAACTAATTTATTTGTTTTCATATTAATTGTATCACATTCATTTAGATTAAATATCAATTCGTCTAAACACGACATATATATACGTTTATTTTCTTCCATATTATTATGATTTATGTATGTTGCGCGTGTTGTGAATAATGTTTGTTTATGTGTTGTTTTCAATAGAACAATATAATTTGTTTCGTCTGTATGAGATATAATTTTTCGTGTTCGTTTATCGACTAACATAATATGGTAACATAAATTTATATCGAAACTATCAATATGTTTATTAAGATGTTCATATAAAACAGGGAAAATATTATTATTATATTCATAGATAGTATTATTAAAAACAAAATACCATACATTATGGAAAAATAATATTATATAACTGCCGATATAATTTGTATATATACTAATATTATTGAATTCTTTTGTTTCAAAACTTGATATATCAGACATACATCTATTTAGATAGGTTGGTAAATTTGTTTTTTCTCGATAACATATTGGTTCATATGTTTGTTTATCAAAAATTATATATTTTAATTGATGTAGCACGTTATTAATATTTTGATTAATATGATGTAAATTTTGATTGATATGACACGGATGAATTAATATAAAATTATCTGTAAATGTAAAAATCAAATGTTCTGATAATATACTGTTCAAATAAATTTTATTTTCTATTATATTTTTTAAGTTTGATGCAATATTACTAATTAATACCATTTTACGTTCATTTAACGTATCAAACAAAATATTCTCAAATAACACGAATAAATCGATATTTATACACTCAATATTCATTATAATTAAACTATAAAATAATATATATATAAATAACGATATATATATTTTTACTTATTTTCAACCATAGATAATATATTAATCTGAATATAAGTTGTCAGCATGCTCAATAAGTCTATCATGTGTTGATGCGAAACTTTCTTCCAAATCTTCTGTTGATAGATCTAAATCAAGAGCTTCATTTTCTTCGTCGTCATCAATTTGTTTTTCTAACATTTCTTCTGTCACATCTTCTGGCGTTACATATTCGTCATAAATACCAACTGGGGCATCATCACCAATAAAACTCGAAACATCCTTCATATAATTATTAGATTGTAAAACATATTTAAAACGAATTATATTATTATCATTATCAATTTCTTCTGTATTATACCTATAAAATAATTTGTCAAAAAAATCAATAATGAAATTACAAATATTAGTTTGTGTATATTCATCGTCACTATTATATTTTAGAAATAAAGTAAGTTCATTAATGATATAATATAATAAATTATTTGCAGCCGTATCATATTTGCATATAACATTTGTATCTAATAATTTATTAATATCTAATTTGACAGTTATGTTAGTGTGCAAACCTTGGATAATTGAATTCCAGTGTTTAAATATTTTATGTTTATTATTACCATCTCTAATTTTTGATTTGTTAATTTTTTTATAATATTTTGATACAATATTATTCATTATATCAGAAAAATAATTATCATTGTCATATTTTGGGTCTGGTGTAATAGTCGTTTTTACAGTTCCATTTAAAATCCTATTTAATGTGCGTTGCAATTCAGTTAGACAATTTTTTAAATTATCTAATCTAATATTACTTATATTTTTGATTACATCCGCATCTATATGATCATATTTTTCAATGTCAATATATTCACGTGCATAACCTAATAATTTTAATTTATTAAATAATGAATACTTAATTTTAATTTTTTTTTTCGAATTCACAATATCAACATAATCATATGATATTTCCTTGTATCCAATTAATTTTCTTGTTTCCATATCATAAAATATGTCAACTCTGGTAGATGTATTATCAGTATAATAAATAACGTTCTTTTTAAAATGTGGATGATTTTCCGTAAATGTTATTTTATTGTCATTTTCATAAATAATAATTTTTTGGATTTCTTTTCCATATCGGTCATGGTCGATAATATATGTATTCGTCTCAAGATTTGTGTCGTTATTTAATTTTATTTCATTGCCTATATATTTTTTAATAGTTTTTATAAAGTCTGTGATAAAACTAAAATCATTTGTATTTTTATATAAATTATTTATTTTTGCGATTACATTTTGAATATGTGGCATATTATCATATTGTTTTTGTTGTTCAATTAATTGTATATATTTTAATTTCTGTTGTTTTCGTATATGTTCTTGTTCATTTTCAACCTGTTGTAATTCTGTTAATGTGTATATATGAGTTTTTAATAATTTACATTTTGTGCAGGCAGAATCAACATCATTTTCAATAAAAATATGTAATCCCCCTTTAATGCAAATATACTGTGCATATCGTAATATTTGTTTTTGTTTAAATTGTTCCCTAATTTGCTGCGTTTGCTCTTCTGAATACACTATATTTTTTAATACAGCATTGCATACTGTGCATTGTATTTTATCTTGTATTGTTTTCCATTTATGATAAAATCCAGATTCACAATTTGTTAAATTTGATATTGTTGTAATGGAATAATCAACTTGTGTTGAATAGCGAAAATATATATTTTTAGCTTGGTATAATTCCCAATGTGATTGTATATATGCATATTTATCTTTTGCAGTTAGTTTTATTTGCTCAATATGTTTTCGTGAATTAATATTTTGAATAATTTGTGTCTTCTGTGTGATGAGACTATTATAAAAATCAATATTATTAAAAATTGTTTGTAATTTAGAATACAAACGAGACCGAAACACCTCAAAAATATATGATACGCCGGGTTTATATGAATTTTCAATAATAGTATTGATAATATCAACAAGTGTATGGATAATAAATTTTTGGATAGTTGGTATTAATTTTTTAATATCTTTTTCTGTAATCTGTGGCGTATGCCATAATTTATGTTTGGCCATTCTACAAGTAATCATATAGATTACATAACATAATAATTTATATTTTGTAATATCAAATGTATCATTTGTATTATTACTTTTAATTCGCAATCCCTCAAATAATGTCAGCCATATTTTATCAAAAATTAATATATCACATAAATTCTTCTCGGACACGAAAAAATTTATAGATGATTCGCTTAATTCAAGAATGATATATATGACAATATAAGTAATTATATTATTTCTTTTTATCATTTTAAATTGTTCTTGGTCTTTATCTTTGGTTGATACTTGAAATATATTATTTTCCATATCAAAAGCAAACAAACTTGATAATGTTTTTGATACACCATACATAGACGTTTTAATATCATTATGATGTTTTAAATTATTGAAAAGTAATTTGTTATTAGCAACAACCATATCGATAGTATATTTGATAATTGAATTTCTTCTCCATTTTGAATTAGTTTGACTGCCGATAAAATAAGGAATTCCAACCGACGATGCTATTTTGTCAATATTTTTATCCATAATTTTGATAGAAAAAATATATTTTTCATATTCTGGTATTTCTTCAATTCTTACATCCATTGGAGTTGAAAATATAATATATCCACGAGTATCATCATATCCACCATCATTGATATATTGTTTTAAATCCAAGAATGAACCACAACTAATACAAACATAATTATGATAAATATCTTCAATAACATATTGTTGAACAAAATTATGTAACGATTTGACATATTCTGTATGTTTATTATATTTTAATTTTGATATATTATTCCAAGTTATGTTATGTTGGCATATGCCATTAATAACAATATCTTCAACAACTTTTCCGGATTCGTCAATATTTGTCAGGTCAATCGATATTTTAGTAAAATTATTTTTACTTGTATTAGTATATTGTGGCAAAGTAATTGCATTACCTTCTATACCATATAGAATATCATTATCTTTCAAATCTTCATCTTTGTATGTGATAATTAAATTTTCATATATATGTTTTTCAATATCACCAATTATGGTTTTATAAATATATTTATTTGGTTGTTGTCCTATAGTATTGTCTAATATATCATCTATTTTATTTAATGCCGTATTGATCATTATTTGCGGTGTTTTATTTAATTCATCGATAATAGCATTATATAAATAATCGACTAATGTATCATATATTTTTGATACATTAAATTTTATTACATCATTATGGTCTGTTGTATTAAATAACCAATAAATAGATGTATTATGTTTATTTTTTTTCACTATTGACTGATTAATAATTGCGGCGCACAGTTTATGTAATTTAGTTTTATGTTTATTTAAATTTTCGATATTCAATATGCTTGATTGTTTTATACATTTTATTGTGTCAATATTAGTTGGAATCATAAAACCAACAATATTACACATTGTATTTTGCGCGCCAACTCTTATATGTAAATAATTATCAATATTATTTTGTTTAAATTCACTTTGTGTATCGAAGCTTACGGATCTAACAACACTTATTGTTTTTGTGAAATAATATGTAAAACCTGACGTATCTTTGAAATTTATAAAAGGGTACCTCATATATTGTATCATATTATTGAAGTAATTTATATTAGATGTATTCCGTTTCCCTTGATTTACAAATTTATTAATTATTTTTACAT